AGACGACCCGAACGCTGCGCCGCCCGCTGACGACCAGCCCCCGGCCCAGCCGCAGGAAGGCGCACCGCCGGCCGATGGCCAGACGCCTGCAGATGCCGATGCGCAGCCCCAGCCGGACGCAGAGACCGAGGCGGAGATCGCCTCGCTGGGCCTGAAGGACAAGACGGCCGAGCGATTCCGCACGCTGGCCAGCGAGGTCAAGGAACTGGCCCCGATCCGCGACGCGCTGAAGGCGGCCGGCATCGAGGATGTGGCCAAGCTGCCCGACGTGGTCAAGCGCGCCGAGGCCGGCGACTTCCTGTTCGAGGAGATCAGCAAGACCGGTACCAGCCCCGAGCAGTACGGGATGGCGCTCGACTATCTCGGCCTGGTGGCGAAGGCAGGGCAGGGCGACCTCGCCGCAGCCGAGAAGGCCTACGAAGTCATGGGCAAGGAATACGCCGCCCTGGCCAAGATGCTCGGCAAGGAGGCGCCAGGCATCCATGACCCGCTGGCTGCCCACGCCGACCTGCGCGCCGAGGTTGAAGCCGGCGACCTGCCGCGCGCCCGCGCCATCGAAATCGCCGGCCAGCGTGATCGGGCCGAATACACGGGCACCGTCCAGCGCCACCAGCAGGAAACGCAGCAGGCCGCCCAGAAGGCGGAGGAGCGTGGTATCCAGTGGCTGCAGCAGTTCGATGCTGACATGCGACAGGAAGACCCTGCCTATGAGGCAAAACGGCCGGCGCTGAACGAGGCCGTCCGCCAGATCCGCGAGCAGTACCACCCGAGCGAGTGGGCGCAGCGGACTGCGTTGGCCTATGCCCGAATCCAGGCACCGGTGGCAGTTGCTGCGCCTCCGGCAGCGCCAGCCCAGCCTGCGACGCCGCGCCCCGGCCCGATGCGCCCGAGCGGCCCGCGCCCGGCGATGGACCCGACGGTCTTCAAGAGCCCGCTGGACGCGCTGGAGTACGGAATCGAACAGGCCAATCAGGGCTGACACGGCTGCAGATTGCCTGCGACAAGACCCCGCTCCGGCGGGGTTTCTTGTGTCCGTTGACGCATCCCGTAACACGGGCAATCTGGCCATGCGGCTGACAACCGCGCCACGCATGCAGTACGCCGGAGTCGCGCCCGGTAGGGCAGTAAGAGGCCTCGCCCCCCTCGAACGTGGATGGAACGCAACAACCCCATTCCCCTTCGAGGACACCCTCATGCCGTTCACCACCGCGCAGATCGCGCAGGGCGCGAACTACTCGCTCGAGTCCTACGCGACCAACGACCCGATCGACCAGATCAACATCGCTCACACCACCCTGGACCTGTTCGTCAGCAGCAAGGAGGTGTCCTACTTCGGTAACGGCATCTTCAACGAGAAGCTGGTCATCTCGAACGACAGCAACTACCAGAACTACAGCGGTGCCGACCAGGTCACCTACAACGAGCGCGACCCGAACCGCTTCGCCAAGTTCCAGTACTACAGCAACCACGAGGGCTTCTGGTTCGATGAAGACCGCCTGATCGCGGCCGGCATCAATATCGATGACGCTGGCGTGGCCGTCCCCTCGTCTTCCGAGAAGGAGCAGCTGGTCAACCTGCTGCAGTCGAGCTGGACCGCCATGAAGAACGGCCTGCAGGAAGGCCTGGCGCTGGAAACCCTGCAGAACGGCTCCCAGTCGGCCAAGGCTGTGCCGGGCCTGGACCACATCGTTTCGACCACTCCGGGCACTGGCGACATCGTCGGCGGTATCAACGCCAGCACCAGCACCTACTGGCGCAACAACGCCAGCATGGCCATCGCCTCCGGTGGCATCGTGGCGGCGCTGGATGCCATGTGGGATGCCTGCATCCGCTACGGCGGTGCCATGCCGACCGACATCCGCTGCGGACAGGCCTTCCTCAACGCCTACAAGGCCGAGACCACCACCAAGGTTGACCGCCAGATCATCGTCAACCAGCAGGGCGGCACCGGCATGGATCCCTCGATCACCCGCGTGTTCTACAAGGGCATCGAGCTGATCTGGGACCCGACCTTCGAGCTGTTGGACGCTCGCCTGGGTGCGATCACCTACCCGTGGACCAAGCGCTGCTACCTGCTCAACCGCAACTTCATCAAGTTCCGCCCGCTGAAGGGCCACTGGATGAAGAAGCGCAAGCCGGAAAAGCTGCCGGACCGCTACGTGACCTACTACGCCCAGACCAACAAGTACGGCATGACTGCGAAGAAGCGCAACGTGCACGCCGTGCTGTCCATCGCCTGATCGGGCTTGGCCTGATCCGAGTGTCCCGGCTTCGGCCGGGCACTCATGGGAACCCCATCCGGCTATAGGAGCCACCCCATGAAGTCCACCCCGATCACCAACACCGCCTTCAAGACCGGCAACAGCCCGTTCCTGCGCGGCGGCAGCGCCACCTTCTCGAACTTCGCCGACACCGCGGCGACGTTGCAGGGCTCCGATACCGAGACCGGCACCTACACCACGCTGGCAACTCTGGCTGCCAACGGGCAGACCGAGGTCCAGAACCTTCCGCAGTGGATCAAATTGTCCGCTGCCGGCACCGTCTACATGGCGGCTGGCTGACCTTTCGCGGCCTCTTCATGGGGCCGCTCACCTATTCCCGAGGAGGGAACATGAGCAAGGACACCATCATCGTCCCGGTAGTCCAGGCGACGATCCAGCGCAGCGAGTACGTCACGATCTCCGACTCGTTCCCGAAGCACGAGCTGCCGATCCTGGAGCTGATCCACGGCGAGGACAACGTGGTCGTGGTCGATGACGACTACTTCGCGTTCGAGCTGCCCAACAACGCCACCCAGGAGCTGCAGCGCCTGTACACCAAGTACAGCGACAAGTATCGCCAGGTGGTGGACCAGGTCTTCCCGCGCGGCGCCCGTGACGTGGCGTCGGAGCTGAAGATGGATCTGGGCAAGGACACCTTCGTCAAGCAGTCCGAGGCTGTGATCGAGAGCCGTCTGCCGCCGCGCCCGACTGCCGCCACCAGCCTGAGCCGTCCGGCGCACGAGGACGATGCCGAGGACGACCAGCCCGAGCTGACGCACGCCGAGCTGCGCGAGGAGCTGACCCGCCTTGGCATCGAGCACAAGGGCAACGCGCCGAAGGCCAAACTGCAGGCGCTGTACGACGCCGCGCAGGCCGGCGCCGGCACCCTGGGCGGCTGATCGACAGCACCACGCGGTAACCCGACGGGCTGGGGGAACCCGGCCCGTCTCCACAAAAGGGCTCCCATGAGCATCACCGACGGCATCCAGTGCGCCTGTTCCAGCACCGATGGCAATGCCACGCTGGCAGATCTGCGCAAGCGGCTGATGATCCGGCTGGGCTTCGCTGCGCAGGCGAACAACCCACCGCCGGGCATGAAGGAGCTGCTGAACGATCTGCTGCAGAGCGCGCAGGTGGCGCTGTTCCGGCGGCCCACTGGCGAGTTCCGCAACGTGCGCTGGTTCTCCTGGCCGCTGACGGCTGGCCAGCGCCTGTACGACTACCCCGACAACGACGAGAAGAACGGGCCGCAGAACTGCCCGGCGACGCTCGACCCGCGGCAGGTGACGTGGGTGGGGCGCGAGCGCGATGGCGTCTGGGCCGAGATGCACCAGGGCATCAACCCGCGCAGCTACACCACCAGTGAGCTGACGGGGCTTCCGCAGCGCTACGAGTTCCGCAACTGCATCGAGATCTGGCCGGCGCCCGACGAGACGCTGGGTAATCTGGTCATCAAGGGCAAGTTCGACCTCAACCGGTTCACCGAGGACGCGGACAAAACGACGATCGACAGCGAGATCGTGTTCCTTCTGGCGCTGGCCAACGGTAAGCAGCACTACCGGCAGCCGGACGCGCAAACCTACATCCAGCAGCTGGAGGTGATGATCTCCAACCTTGTTGCCGGCACGCATGCCACGGCGCGGTACATCCCGGGTCCGCCGACGGGCCAGGGCGTGTATGTCCCGCCGCGCCCTGAGGTGCCGTTCCCGTGACCGGCCGCATCGTCACCCTCAACGCAGCCAAGGGCGGCATCAACCGTCTACGGGTGAAGGGCGGGGCAGACCCAAGCACGCTGTACGACTTGGTCAACGGCTACGTGGACCAAGCCGGCGTTCTGCGTTCGCGGCCTGGCTCCGAGAACACCATCACGCTGCCGGCCAACGCCACGAAGGGCATGTGCGCCTATGACGGCAAGCTGATCGTCTTCAGTCATACCCCCCAGACAGTTCCAGCAAGCACTCCCGGCGTGGAATGCGAGGTGCTGCGGCACCCGTCGATCCCGGAGATGCCGATCAAGGACATCCATTTCGCTGGCCCATTCCTCGGCTACCTCTATGTCGTGCCCGAGTTCGACAATGGCGACGTGTTCCACTACTGGCTGCAGCGCGGCACGACCTGGGAGCCGAACAAGGCCTATCTCCCAGGCGCGATCGTCACGCCGACCGACCCGAACGGCATCGCCTATCAACTGGACAGCGGCACTCAGCAGTTTGCGGTGTGGGTGCGAAACATTGCGCGCGCGATCGGCGACAAGGTCGTACCCACTGTGGATAACGGCTACTACTACACGGTCACCGACGCTTTTGGCCCGGCACCGCGCTCTGGCGCCGTCGAGCCAACCTGGCCGACGACGCCGGGCGCAACCGTCTTCGAAGACAGCGACGTGGCCAATCCCATGCCGGTGCCGGGTGAGCAGTCGGGTAACCAGCTTCCGCCGGACGTGACTGAGCGCTATGGAAGCGTCGGCGGCGGCAGCAGCCCGTGGCGTAACGTCAATAGGGAGATCGAGTAATGGCCGCACCGTTCTGGCAGGCTGGCAATCTGTACCTGCCTGGGGATCTCGTCCAGCCGATCACGCAACCGGCGCCCAATGACCCGCAGGTAATCAATGGCGGGTTCGAGGGAGGCCCGACCGGGTGGACGTTCTCTGATGATGCTGCCTATTCCACCACCGGTGGCTATGGCAGTGCGCGTTGCGTGGTGCTCCCCGGCAACAAGCCGGACGGTGTCGCCCTGAACAACGCGCAGCTGGTAGTGCCGGTGGGGGCGCAGCTCACTGCGACGTGTCTGATCCAGCAGGGCGCTTCGGTCGCTGGCGCAACCGCAGGCTGGGCCGAAGTTCGGTGGTACGACGCCCTGAACACGCTGCTCCAGACCGACAAGGGGAATGCGGTCGACAGTGGCTCCAAGGGGGCATGGCATCCGTCCACGGTCACTTCGACGGCGCCAGCGTCGGCTGCCTATGCGCGCGCGGCAATCCATCTGACTTCGGTCGCAGACCACAACCACGAGATCTTCGGCGACAACCTGAGCGTCAGCGGCGCGACAGCTGGCCTGCCGGAGGGCTTGGTCTACAAGGCCGTCCAGACCGAATCGGGCACATCGGGCAGCAGCGAGCCGGCGTGGCCGGGGATCCTCGGTCAGCAGGTAGTGGACAACGAGGTGATCTGGGAGGCGGTAACCACCAGCCGCGTGACTTGGACGGCGTCTGCTCGCTACGTGAGCGGCGCGACCGAGCCTGTTTGGCCGTCCGACATCGGCGGAATGGTGCAGGACGGCACGATCAACTGGAAGGCCATCTCGCGCCGTGTTGAGGACGAGAAGTGTCCGAACAGTAAGGTGGTGGCGATCGTTGCAGCGAAGGTGTTTGCTGCGGACAAGGACATCGTGAAGTTCAGCGCCACGGCCAATCCGCTGGATTGGTCCACTGCGGACGATGCAGGCTATCTGCCCACCGGTCTGCAGCAGGCAAACGCCAACGATATGGCGGTGCTCCAGCAGTACCGCGCCAACCTGGTTGCGCTCAATGCGAGTAGCTTCCAGAACTGGCAAGTGGATCCTGATCCGGCGTCGATGGCGATTCTGGACCAGATGGACGGCATCGGATCGAGCTGGCCGCGCGCGGCCGTGCCGGTGTCCAACGATCTGTTCTACCTCGCCGCGCTCGGCGTGCGGACCATCGGCATTGCCAACGCCGCCGAGAATCTCGCCGCGGGAGATGTGGGCGCACCGATCGATTCTATGGTGCAGGAGGCGATTCGTGCCGCTTCGGCGAATGGGTCAAAGGTCATTGGCACCTACTACCCGAGTGCTGGACAGTACTGGCTCAGCTTTGCCGATTTCCCACCGCAGCCCCTTGCTCTGTACGGGAACGAGCCAAGCGGCATCGTAGGCGACAACCCCGGCGATACGCAGTACGTGGCCACTGGCGGGACGCGGCCATATCTGTTCGATATTGCGGCGGGATCGCTTCCGCCTGGGCGTGTCTTGAACGTGGACACTGGCGTTGTGTCTGGTGCGTTCGCAACAGCCGGGAATTTCTCCTGGACGGTCCGCGTGCGTGATGCAGACGGTAATGTTGCCGTGCTGCCAGACGATGCGGCAGTCATCTCCGGCGCAGTCGCATTGACGCTGGTGGGGACGCTGCCGCCTGCAGGTCCTGTTGGATTGGCCGCATGGTCCCCGGACAGCCAGTACTTGGCCGTCACCGCTTCAAACGCAGCCCCGTATCTGTGGGTTTACAAGAGGACAGGCGATAGCTTGGCCCTGCTGACACTCCCATCGACGGGCATGGTCTCCCGAGCGCAAGGCTTGACCTGGTCTCCTGATGGCAACGAACTGGCCGTTGCGCCGGAGGCGACTATTGCCCCGTTCATCCTGCGCCGGACAGGTGACGCGTTCTCGTTCCAGACGCTTGGTGATCAGCCGCCATCGGTGGAACAGGAGCGGGGCCTGAACTACTCGCCTGATGGTGGGTATCTGCTGCTTACCACGTCCGCAGCGGTCTACGCATGGCGCGTTCAAAGTGGGGCGTACACCCCGCTCGGCAAGTCCGCAAATCTTCCGGCGACTGCTTATACCAGGGAGGCGAGCGACTATGCCGGGGATTCAACGATGTTCGCGACGGGACTTTCTGCATCACCATGGCTGCAGCTGTTCTCAGCCGCTGGCGCGCAGCTGCGTGGCGAGCTTGTTCCGGCGGGCGTGACGGCTGAAGTGCGGCAGGTTCGATTCTCCCCAGACTCCAGGTACCTGGGCTTCGCAACTGCGGCCAGCCCATACGCGAAGCTCTACCAGCGGACCGTTGACAGCTTTGCCTTCACGCCCATGCCTGCGATTCCCGTAGCAGGTATATCAGGCGCCGAGGCATTCGAATGGTCCCCGACGAGCGCCAACTTTGCCGTCGGCAGTAGCCAGCTGAGCATCTTCCGACGCTCCGGCACCGCGGCCGTGTTGGCTGCTTCTTACCCGGTAGCTGGGGTGGTGGCCATCGCATGGTCACCAAACGGGCAGTACCTCGCGGCGCTGCGCAATGGCGGGACCACCGTTCTGAAGGCGAGCATCAGCTAATGGGATCATCGATCGCTTACGTCTACACCATGCGCGGTACCGGCAAGCAGGGTGCCTGGAGCCGCTATCTCTTCCCGTTCTCCGTGGATGCCTTCGCGCAGCTGGGGAATGATCTCTACATCCGGCACGGCGACGAGATCGGCAAGGTTTCCGAGTACGCCGTCGGCGATGACGTTGGCGGCTCCACGATCCAGTTTGGCGGCACTGTGCAATGGCCGTGGCTGGATTTCGGAACGCCTGGGGTGACCAAGATGATGGAGGGTTTCGACATCGTGAGCCAGGGCGTGCCCAGCATCAGCATCGGCTACGACCAGCGCAATACGGCCGCGTTCACCGACCCGTACACGGTCGATGCGGACACGCTGCCTGGTGGCGTGATTCCGTTCCCGCTGTCGGCGCCAACCTTCAGCCTGCGCGTCGACTTCGCGCCGGGGCAGAAGTGGGCGCTGACGCAGGCGTCCCTGAGCTTCTTCGACCTGGCAAACGGCCCATGACCGTCACCACTTCCGCGCAAGTGCTGGTTGAGGACATCGCCTACCTGGCGCGCCGCATGCGCCCGGACGAGATCGAGCAGGACCTGGCCATGACCGGGCTCACCGAGTACGACCCGGAGCAGGCAATCATCAAGATGGCCGCTGTGCACGGCCCGAAGTTCGTCATCCTGGCCGACAACGTGCCTGTGGTCGCCGGCGGTTTCTGGCAGGTCCGCCCGGGCGTCTGGGAGGGCTGGCAACTGGGCACGATGGAAGGCTGGGGTGCGCATTGGCGCACGATCACCAAGGTGACGCGCAGGCTCAACGACCAGATGCTGGCGCAGCCCGACGTGCACCGCCTGCAGCTGTACGGCCTGGCCGGACGCGACAAGACCTTTGAATGGTACGAGCGCTCGCTCGGCTACCGCCGTGAGGCAACCCTGAGCCGCTACTGCGCCAATGGCGCCGATGCGGTCCTGTTCGCACGCACCAAGGAGGCTGCCTGATGGCTGGCGGCGGCAATATCGGCAAGGGCAACTGGGCAGACCCGACGGGCTTGGTCCAGAAATCGGGCGCGGGCAAGTTCCTCGACCCGTTGGGCCTGACCAAGACGGCGAAGCAGGGCGAGTCGGCGGCCGACGTGGCCGCGCGCATGGAGATGGAGCGCCAGGAGCGGATCCGCGAGTCGCAGGGCCGGATCAATCAGGTGTTCGACAACCCGCGCCGTGCCCGCGATATCGCCGACTTCGTGTCGGCTACCCGGTCGCGCCTTACGGATGACCTGAACCGGCAGAACGTGGACGCGCAGCGGGAGCTGAAGTTCTCGCTGGCACGCGGCGGCCTGTCGGGCGGTAGCGTCAATGTGGACCAGAATCGACGCCTTGGCGATGAGTACAACCGGGGTCTGCTCAACGTCGAGGGCCGCGCGCAGGGCGCTGGTGCACAGCTGGAGGCAGCGGACCAGAACATGCGCGCCCAGCTGATCCAGCTCGCAACGTCTGGCCTCGACTCGACCACCGCGGCTTCCCAGGCAGCTGCCGGCCTGCGCTCCAACTTCGAAAACGCCCGGTCTCAGGCATCCGCGGACCAGCTGGGCGACCAGTTCGCCACCATCGGCGGCTTCGTGAAGTCTCGCCGCGAGGAAGCGGCACGGCGCCAGGCGAACCGGGATGCGAACTTCAACCTCTACGGCGGCGGTGCCGCATACGGCGGATAAATCATGGGACAGGCAATCATCCCCATTGCACTGATGGCCGCCGGCACGCTGGCGCAGCAGTCGGAGAACGATCGGGTCATCAAGAAGCAGGACGAGGCCACGGCACAGGGCCTGCTTAATCAGTCGCGCCGGCAGCAGGACACCGATCGCCGGGTGAACGACGAGATTGCGCAGCTGGAGACCAGCACGGCCGACGCTGCGCGCAACGAACGGCTCGGCCAGTACATGCAGACGCTGCAGCGAGGCCGCAAGCAGGCCGTGGCCGGGCTGGAGGCACCGATCGGCGGCGCCACCTTCCAAGCTGATGCGGGCGCAGCGCGCATCGGTGCCGACAACGCTGCGGCGACCACCGCCGGGCTGCTGTCGCGCATCGATGCACCGCAGTTGCAGCGCCAGGGCGAGGCCTTCGGCTACGGCAAGCTGGCGACCGACATCGACATGGCCGCGCGTGAGAGCCGCGGGCAGCAGCTGATCGACCAGTTGCGCCTGCGTGGCATCCGTCGCCGGCCGGAGGTTGATCTGCTTGCCGGCCTGGCCACTTCTGCGGGCGGCGCAATGGCCGGCGGTGGTGGCGGCGGGTTCGCAGCTGCAGCTCCGCGTCTCGGCGCCAACTACTACGGGACCTACGACCCGCTCACCATGGGGACTGCCTGATGGCCAATCCATACCAGGCCGGGCAGGCGCTCGGCAGCGCGCTGTTCGGTAGCACCCAGGACACCTACACCAACCAGCTCGGCCGGCAGTACCAGGTCGAGCAGGCGCTGCAGGAGGCCCGACAGGCGCGCTCCAAGGCCGTACTTGCCAATCAGATCAACGAGCAGCGGGCGATGATCACCCCGGACCTTCTGGGGTCATACCGCGGTGGTGATGCGGCGGCTACCAATCAGCTGATCGCCGCCGGCCTGCTGGCAAACGACAAGGTGGATTTCTCGACCCTCGGCGACATCGAGGGCGCGACCTATCGCCGAAACGCCGTGGATCGCGCAACGTTGGGCGATTGGGACGGCGCCAATGCGTCTATGCTCGGTGTGGCGAACGGTCCGCAGGAGCTTGCTGCCGTCCAGGGACAGAACCTCATCAACAACCGATTCCTGACCGGGGGCGGCGGTATTTCCACCACCGAGCAGGGCAGGGCCGGCATCGCCGCCGACGCGGCGCGCGCGCGTGCTTCCGATGCCAGTGCGGCCAGCTCCTATGCATCAGCCGCCCGCACGCGGCAGGGCATGGCACTCGACCGGGCGGATGTTCTTGGCAGTGGCACCACTGCCGGCCGCGGCGGCAAGGCCCCCAGCGGTTACAGGTGGAACGCGGCCGGGAACCTGGAAGCTATCCCGGGCGGTCCAGCTGACAAGGGCACGTTGGGCGGTGTCGGCGTAGGAAAGCTCACAGAAGGTCAGGGCAAGGACATCGTCTACTACAGCCGTGGCCGGGATTCCAACGAGCTCCTGACGAAGAATGGCAACAGCCTGTTGATGACAGAGGGCGCGCAGGGTGCTCGCGGCATTGTAGATTCAGCCTTGCAGAGCCTGCCGTTGCTTGGCGACAGCGGGGTGGTGAACAGCCTTCTCTCGCCAGAGCGAAAGCAGGCGAAGCAAGCGGCGGCTGAGTTCCTGTCCGCGATTCTGCGAAAGGACACCGGCGCCGCAATCACCCAGCAGGAGTTCGACATCTACGGGCCGATGTACTTGCCGATGCCTGGCGATGATCGCAGGACCTTGGAGCAGAAGTCGCTGGCTCGCGAAGGTGCCCTTGAATCCATCAAGGCCGGTCTCGGCAGTGCGCAGGCAGCCATCCCTGCGCCACGCGGGTCCTCTCGTCTACAGCGGGATACGCTTGGGGATGCGACCACGCTTGGCTCGCCGTCCCAAAGGCTTCCGCCTGCGCCTTCGGCAGCTGGCGTGCAGCGCGCTCGCAATCCCGCAACCGGCCAAGTGCTGGTCCTTCGCAACGGCCAGTGGGTACCTGAATAATGGCGACTCCTCCTCTTCCTCCGGGCTTCGTACTCGATCCGGCCACGCCGGCTGCACCGTCCGCATCCGCGGCTCCGCCGCCTCCGCCAGGTTTCATCGTTGAGGAGGCCGAACCGGTGGGCGCCGCGCCACTCCGCCATGCCGACGGCCGTCTGACCGAGGCTGGCTGGCAGGCCGAGCGTGATGCGCTGGCTGCCTCACGGCAAAAGGAGATAGAGGGTACAAGCTTCCTCGATAACCTCATCGCCGGGTACGGCCGTTCGCTCCCGAATCTCTATCAGGGTGCCAAGCAGGCCTACGTAGATTCCGTCGCAGGACTGTCCGGCACCGCGGCCGATGTTCTCGGCGACCTTGGCGGCGAGACCCTTGGCGACGCACGGCGTGGCGTGGCCTCCTACATGGGCGATCTGTCCAAAGAGCTGCGACAGGAGACGAATCAGGAGCGTCGGGATAGCCAGGCGCTGACCAGCTCCGGAGGCGGAATCCTCGGGGGGCTGGTCGGTGACCTGATTAACACGGCCCCGCTGCTCCCCGTGGGCGTGGCTGCGCGTGGCGCCGGGGTCGCTAAGGCGGCAGGACAGGCGACCTTGGGTGGGGCCCTGCAAGGCGCGGTGCAGCCGGTTGCCAAGGAGGGGGAACGCCTCGACAACATGGCGCTAGGCGGGGCGCTTGGCGGCGGCCTGTCGGCGCTTGGGCGGGGTGTAATGACGCTGGGCGAGAACGTTCTGCCGCAGAACGTCACTGCTCGGGCACTGAACTTCTTCAACGATCGGGCCAATGCCAAGCCGTTTGCTGCGGAGGGCGAAGCGTTGGCCCAGCGCACGGGTATCGACTTGACGCCGGGCATGGTTAGCGGCAGCAAGTCGCAGACAGCCGTGGAGAACATGGCAAGGCAGAGCGTGTTCAGCGCCGATACCGCGTTCCAGGCAGATGAGCGGATTGCCAACCAGGCTATCGCCAACGTCAATCGCATCATGGATCGTATCTCGCCCAACAGTTCGTCTCCGCAAGGAATCGGCCAGCGCGTTCAGGAGTCGGTCGATCAGGCAGTTCAGCGTGTCGCTGACCGAAGGGAGGAGGTCGCCAAGCAGCAGTACGGCGCTATCCGTCGGATGGTTGGCGATGCGCCGGTGGTCGACTACGCGCGCACCCGGCAGGCGCTGCAGGACATGATCGCGGAGAACACCGACGTACTCGGCGTGGATGCTCGTCGCGTCCGGACGCAGGCGCAGCGGATGCTGGACGAGCTGAGCGGCAAGGATGGCTTCAGCCTTGACTCCGCCCGAAAGTCGCGTAGTTCCTACGGCGCTGCCGCGCGTGGGCAGGCCAATCTGCTCGACAACGTGGACCGGAACGTCAACAAGGCTTTCGCCAAGCGAATGTACGCGGCGATGAGTGCTGACATCGAATCGGCTGGGCGGAAGCTGGATGAGGCCGCTGGCTTTGGCCAGAATGGCGTCGTGCCAGCCGGTTCCAACGTCGTGCCGCCGAGTGAGATGCTGAAGGCGGCCAACGACGAGTACCGCAACCACACGGACCTGCTGCGTAAGATCGAGCAGAGCCCTCTACGCCGACTGCTGGGCGACAAGATCGATGTCGACGGTTTCACCAGCTACTCGCTGCCGCCTGAAACCGTTGTGCAGCGCATTGATGCGATGAAGCCATCCGAACTGGCCCAGGTCCGCTACTTCATGGAGAAGAACGAGCCCGAAGTGTGGGGCCAGTACAAGCGCATGATCGTGGAGGACGCGCTGGCAGCTGCAGAGACGGCGCCGGCTTCAGCAGGCGCAAACCACATCCCGTTCAACGCAGGCGGATTCATCCGGGCCTTGGGTGGAGACAAGGTGGACAAGATCGAGAAGTTGAAAGCCACCTTCGACCCGTCCGAAATGGCGGAGATCATGGATGCGCTGCAGGCGGCTCGCCGGATGGGCGACAAGTTCGGCGCCAACTTCAGCGGCACTGGGCCTTACAACGAAGTAGTACAGGCATCGAACGGCTTCGTGGATGCGTTCAAGAACGCCAGCCTGCGGGCCGCTGCCGGCACTGCGGCCCCGATTGCTGGATTCAACAAGGTGGCCAGAATGATGGTCGATTCCAATGGTCGCCGAGCACTGATTGAGCTATCGCGACTGCCACCAGGCTCGCGTAAGGCCAACGACTTGGCCGCCTACCTTGCTGCCACGGCGACTGTTGGGAGTGACGATCCGATCGACATCGAGATCGTGGGCGGCCGGCGCGAAGGCGACGCAGATCAGTAGAGGTTGACCACCAGCACATAGCCAAGGATGGCGAGGGTCATACCGATGCTTGCCGGGATGATCGGCTTAACTTTGGTGTGAAGCTTGAACCAGCCTGCGATAGCAAGAACTACAACAGCCACTACGCAAGCCAGCAAGCAGGTAATTGCCCAGGCCACCGGGATAAGAGACAGCTTCCACCAGGCAAAGCCGGATTCCCTGATGCGGATCGCCCCGAGCACGGGGGCGCTAATTCCGAACCAGGCAATGTACGGCCGGACGCGAGACTTGAAGTTCTCCCGCACATATCGGCTGACTGTAATCGGATACGGTAAGGCGGCAGTAACTCTCGATGGTCTACTGTCTTCCATTGCGGTTGTCATCCGTCGATTCAGTGTCAAGGAATAAACGCTGGGCACGCACCTTGTTGACCAGACAGGCCAACGGTGCGAACAGTGCCGTCCTGTTTGACGTACGCATCAAGCTGGCACCGCACGGCAAGCGGCGCTTGGGTCTGGTAATGAATGGTGTCGGCCTTTTCCCACGAATAGACTGTCTCCTCGCCGACCTTCATGGATCTCGCGGGAGCGCCATACCTGGTCATCATTTCGGAGAAGGGGCGGCCCGCAAACTGGCGCCCGACCGCTTTCATGACCTCGGAACTCTCCGGTATGCCAGTTGTGGCGCAGCTGGCGACAAGCAGGACTGCCGACGCGAGGTACAGGAGTCTCATTTCCTATCCTTGGTAGAAGTGGATACGGGCAGATGGTAGCACCGGCCCACAGGGTGGCCGGTGCGGGGATTTACTGAGCACCAGCCTCAAAGAGGGGCCGCCCACCGGCAGGATTGCCACCCTGATCAATCAGCCAGACTTCGTAGTTGCGGTAGGAAAAGTAGGGGCGTTCCTCCGGACGGTTTGCCTGCTCGGTCAGGTCTCCGGCCAGGTTGAACCCATGCTTATGCTCCAACGCGCCGATCAAGTGACCCCAGATCTCGATGCTGCCGTCCGCTTTAACCACGATTGTTCCGGCAAGTGGGTTATCCGAAAGCGCAGAGTCCTTATAGTCCTTGATCCGGATTTCCCATGAGTACCCGTCACCAAGGGTAAGCCCAGAAATATCGCCAGCCTCTCCGATCTGACCGGCCTGAGGGCCAGCGAGCGCGAGAATGTTCTGGCGAGGACCGGCGGGAAGGATGAATTCACTTCGGAACCACCAGCCGCCGCCAGCGTAGAACAGCCCCCCTTTGGGAATCGACTTTGCAGTTGCTCGAACGAACGCGTTTATGGGGAAGCTCATCACCATCTCCTTGGTAGCCCCGGCCAATCCAGGGCCCAGGGCATCGTAGCACCGTCCGTTGATGGGTCCTGACGCGGGGGTAGGGTGAGGGCATGAACGACATGCCCAACCCATACTGGCGCGCCATGGCGATGCTGGCTGTCCAGGACCTCTTCCGCCGCCTCGGAATCCCGGGGGCCAAATGAGCAGGTGGAACCCCACCATTGAGCGGCTGAAGATCGCCATGTCTGACGTATCGGCTGGCGAGCGTTGGGCCGCGTCTACCGCTTTGGAATTACGAATTTTCCGTTGGCAGCGCCGCGTAGCGCGGCTGCGCGCACCGCATCGAATCCTTCTTCGGCGGCTGAAAGGCATTCTGGAGCGAGTTTTGAAGGTTCGAGATTGGAAGGCAACTGGTCGCGGCTCATCTGCAGGTTGACCCTCAGTATTTCGGCCAGTTCGGCCCCTCGTTTTGTGCTGCTGATGACGGTCTGCAGCGCCTTTTCTGCGGCTACGCCCCGGCCGATGAGGTAGGCAAGGCCTTTCTGGACTTCTAGTTCCATGTCCGTCTCCGGTAGTGATTGGTTGGGTCGCACCCCAATCCTACCGGCAGACGGACGCCGTCCGTTGAAGCCCAGGCCCAGCCCGGCAGCATGGCCCCATCAACAACAGGGGTAGGCGATGAGCGCTCTCGCATACGCGGTGCAGCTGGTGAAGAAGTGGGAGGGGTGCGAACTGGAGGCATACCCAGATCCCGCCACCGGTGGTGCGCCTTGGACGATTGGCTACGGCGCCACCGGCCCGGGGATCGTCAAGGGGGTCAAGTGGAGCCAGAAGCAGGCGGATGACCGCCTTGCGATCGATCTGGACAGGTTTGCCAAGGGCGTCCAGTCGGCGCTCCGCCGGCCGGCGAATGACCGGCAGCTCGGGGCGATGGTCAGCCTGGCGTACAACATCGGTTTCTCGGCCTTCCGAAACTCGACTCTGCTGAAGCTCTTCAACGCTGGAGACGTGGCAGGAGCTGCGGCGCAGTTCCCGCGCTGGAACAAGGCCAACCGGAAAGTGATGAAGGGGTTGTCCAACCGCCGCGCCGACGAGCGCCGTGTGTTCGAAGGGCAGGGTGGGGCCGCATGACCATGGAAGCCCAGCCGAGCCAGGACGGCCGAATCCGCATCTCCCTCGGGCCGGTCGAAAAGTGGATCGTTGGCGCCTTTGCCAGCTTCACGATCGCCGGCGGCATCTGGCTGGTCGGCTCGATGCAGGCCGTGCTCACCCAGCAGCAGGTCACGAACCAGCAGATGACCACGGTCCAGCAGCAGCTGCAGACCATCAACACCCAGCTGGCGGACGTGCCGGCGCTGAAGCTCGAGCTGGCCAAGCAGGCCGTGCAGGTCGAGCAGAACAAGCAGGACATCCGCGAGCTGAAGCAGCTCAGGGGGCTGAAGTGAAGCTGCAGCTGATCGACAACTGGCGCAGGGCCTGGAAGCTGGCCTCGGTGTGGGTGTTCGGACTGATCACCCTGTTCCCGGACATCTACGACGCGATCGCGGCCATGGGCTGGATGGATGAGCTGCCCGACCCGGCGAAGTGGAGCATCCGTGCGCTCGGCGCGCTGGGCGTCATCGCCCGCGTGCTGTCCCGGAGGAAGCCGCCGTGCTGATCCCTGATCCGATCCGCCCCTATGTGGGCCTGATCCGCGCCGGCCTGTGGGTCGCCGCTGTGGGTGCCGTGCTGCTCATGGGAGCGCGCCTCGGGTCGGACTACCGGGCCAAGAAGGACCAGGCCGCGATCGCCGCCGCCGAGAAGGCGCGCGACAAGGCCCAGGCCGACGCCGACGAGAACCTGCGCGCGGCCAATGCCTGCGGCCAGCTGCTGCAGGACGTGAACCGCCAGACCCAGGCATCGATTGATGAGGCGGCTCGTCAGAAGGCGGCTGCCGCTGCCGCTGCAGATCGCGCCCAAGCGGCAGCGGCCGAGAGCCAGCGCCGGGCCAGTGCCGCCGAGAAGGCGTTGCAGGCCGCCAAGACCCAGCCCGGATGCCGGGCGCAACTGGAGCAGCCATTGTGCGATGCCATTCCCTTGCTCTGATCGCCTCGCTGCTGCTGGCCGCCTGCGCGCACAAACCCGCGAAGCCGGCCATGCCGGAGAAGGTCTATGTGACCGTGGAGAAGTTGGTTCCGGTCGATGATCGGCTCACCCAGCCGTGTCCGGCCACGCGTGCCAACTCGCGCACCGTCGAGGCCGTGGTCAGCGCCTACAACGCCAACCTGCTCGCCCTGCAGGACTGCAACACGCGCATGGGCGAGATCCGCGCACTGGGGCGGTAATGGCCAAGCGCCGCGTCCCGTTGCATCAGAATCCCCGCGGCTTCGTTGAGGTCGAGGACGGGGCGACGCGCGGTGCGCAGCTCGGGCGTGACCTGCTGGACGAGAATGGCCGCCTGCTGACGCGCGAGAGCTTGGCCGGCGGCAACAGCTCCAGCGGACCAAACAGCATCGCGTGCACCATTTGGCGTCTCATCCGCGAGGTGCCGCTGAACATCCAGAAGCTCGCCGCGCTGGCCACGTCCGGTTTTGCGGTGCGCCGCAGCGATGGCGAATGGTCGACCCGCACGCTCCAGCAGGGCCCAGGGATCACGATCAGCAATCCCGCTGGTGAAGCGGGTGACCCGGCGATCGGCCTGGCCGACGTGCCCGACAGCGGCGCCGGTGTGCTGCTAGCGACCACCTTCGATGCGAAGGGCAGGAAAACCGGCAGCCGGCCGGCCACGATCACCGGCACCGCCGCCCAGATAAATGTGGCCAACGGGACGGCGGCGGCTGGCCTGCCGACTCTTTCGCTTGCTGCTGAGGTTCTGGCGTCGCTCGGGAAGGCCGACACCGCCGTGCAGGAGGTCCGCCCGGGGGCAAACGTGACGGTGGACAACACCGATCCACGCCGACCAATCGTTTCCGCCGCCGGTGGCGGCGGCTTCGTCCCGTTCAACATCCCTGACGGCCAATCCTTCTATGTGCCGGTCGACCAGCAGTCCCCCTTCACCCTTTCCATCAACCTCGGCGACGGGTCCAGCATCGTTCTGGACGGCGCGCTGGTGGAGGTTTCGTAATGCTGATCATGTTCAAGCGGCTGGCATCGCTGGTTCCAACTCCCGCATCCAGCAAGGTGACGCTGTTCGTAAGCGACACCGGCATCCCGTCCTACAAGGACGATGCGGGTCTTGTTACGCCGATGAGCGGGCAGCCGATCCCGGCTGGGTACATCGATGGGTTCAAGATGGAGTACGTGTCAGGAACCCAGGTCCGATTCACCTCCGGCTCCGCCTACGTTCCGTCCCTTGGCCGAGCCATCGCGATGGCTTCGTCGGTCACCAAGACGCCGACTCTCGCCGCCAACACCTGGTATCACAACTACGCATATGACAACGCCGGGACATCCGATGTCGAGGTTTCCGCCACAGTACCGGCCGCGCCCTACAGCGGCACGGCCCGAACCAAGACCGGAGACACCTCACGGCGGTACATCGGCAGCTTCAGGACTGACGCGTCAGGAGCTATCTACAAGTTCAGGCAGACGGGTAACCAGATCACCTATCTGGTTTCAACGGAACTAACCCCATTTGCGGTGTTCAGTGGGACCGTTCCAGTATCGCCCGCAACAACGTCCGTATCTGCGTCAGCCATCGTCCCGCTGACATCTACGTCAGCCCTGATGATGAACTTGAACGCGTCCACGAACGCTTTCCTGCTCATAACCAATTCCGAAGGGCCGGCTGTTCCTGGGTTCATCGTCTTTGTTGCCCCAAACTCCACTATGGCGATGACGGCCCCCCTGGCTGCTGATCAATCCATGATCTGTTCCTACCAGTCGTCCGGGACATCGCTAACTGCCGTTCTCCGTGTTTACGGGTACACCTATGAGCGATGAAACGCTGGATATCATGGCGAGAGTCCGCCGAAACGCTGCGCTCCGGTCGACCGACTGGACCCAGATGGATGATGCGCCCCTGACAGCAGCAAAGAAGCTGGAGTGGGGCGTGTATCGCCAGCTGTTGCGGGATCTGCCGGGTGTAGTCGGGTGTAGTTGGATTCCCCAACGTACCTTGGCCGCAGCCGCCAGCCAACGCGGATGGCGCGGCAGATGGCATGCCTGGCCAGTCGGAACCGCTGTCGGTGTAGCGGGGGCGCCCTTAGACCACCGGCTGCAGCAGGTCCTCGCGGTTGTTCCGCGGCGTGTTTACCGCGCGGCTGACGCGGTAGGCCTCCATCGCCGGAGGCTCGCTGGCCAGCAGCATGGCCATGGCATCGTCCGGGCTGGCGGCCATCCACTCATCGATCTGGCCGGCCTGGAGCCACACCGGCATGCGGTCGTGGATGTCGGCCGATACGCCGCTGCTGTCGCCGGTGATGATGGTGAAGGTGCCCAGGTTGCCGTCGGGCAGGAGAGGGCTGGTGTCCTCCCACAGGCCGGCGGCCAGCAGCGGCCCGGTGGTATGGATGAACCAGGGATCTTTCTTGCCATCCTCGGGGCTCACCGACCACTCGTAGTAGCCGGCCATGGGGATCACGCACCGGC